CCTCGGCCTCTCTCAGCTTGCCGATGATCTGCTCAGGAGCGTGCTTCTTCTTGCCCATGGAAAACCTCCTGCGGTCTCAGTACCCCTAACATTGGGCCTGGACCAGTTTTTCCAGGGCAGGTCAGGACTGCCGGCACATTGTCGTAACCCCGTACCAGTACACCGTGGGCAAACGACGCGGAGAGCACGCCTACCTTACTCCGGACGAGGCCATTACCGCCGTGGCGGACAGGCTGCAGGGGGCGCCACCCGCCACAGATATTGTGCTGTTGTGCGTGGCGGCACCGGACGAGGCAGGGTTTGCCGCATCCCTTGCGCGGCTGCGGACCGTGGTGCCGCTGGAGTCGCTGTGGCAGGCAGAACGCAGAGCAGCCGCCCTTGCAGAGCTGGAACAGAGCAAGTTCATCATACCGGACGCACCGCTCTATCCCGCATGGCAGCCCGCCAGCCCGCAGCGCGAAGCGTTGGGCCGCAGTGCCGCAGATGCCAGCGGTCGTCTGCTGGCCCTGTGCGAAGGCACGGACAAAAACGCGGCGTCACCTGCGCGGCGTCTGCTGGATTTTGCAGACAGGCTGCAGGCCCGTACCGTTGCCACCCGCCAGCAGCTTGAGGCGCTGCGCCAGCACATCGCCGGAGCAGATACAGGCTGGTACGCGCTGCATCTGCACGGCTCGGCGGGCGAGCTGCCCGTTATGCTGCGCCGCACTGTAGCCCCCGTGAACGCCGCCTATAAATGCTGTGCCGCTGTCTGCTGGCACGGTACAGCGGAAAACGTACAATTTTACCGTCAGCTTTTCGGGCTTTGATATGGCATTTTTGCGACTTGACGACTTCACCGTGCCGGGCTTCGGCCTTGTGGCCAGTCTGGCACTGCCCTTTAAGGACGAAGACGCATCCGGCGACACCTCCAGCACGTCTGTGGCTGGTAAAGGCACCAAGGCAAAAAAGCTGGACGTCACAACCAACATCCGCTTTGCCGATGAACGTGATCTGCGTGCACTCACCCGCATGGCAGAGGCAAAAACAGGCGGCGACGGGCGCGTGTACACCGTGACCAACCGCACCGCCAACGCCACCGGAATGCGGCAGGCGCGCTTTACAGGCGAATTGACAGTAACCGAACAGGAAGACCGCCGTTGCTGGCGCATCAGCTTTTCGCTGCTGGAGCATATATCCGTTCCGGAACGTGCCGAAGCCCGCCAGCAGCCCAAGCCGGAACAGACGCCGCAAAACTCCGGCACCATCGTGGCCCCGCCGCCGGAATCCGCAGCAGGCCGCCAGAATACGGCAGACAAGCCCCGCGAGCTAAGCGCCATGGAAAAGGCGCTCAAAATGCTGGACACCCTCATCGGCGACTATGACAGCGGGCAGAATAGCAAAACGGGCAACGCATGAAGCTGCACAAAAGGCTGACCATAAACGGCGCAGAAATCCCGCTGGTATCTGAAAACATCCAGCTGAACCACGACCGCCCCGGACGCGCCATCTTTCAGGTGCAGGCGCAAAGCCCGCTACAAGGCAGCATCACCTTTGCCGCAGGCTGGGACTGGGCCGACCGCCTGACACGTATTTTCACGGGCGACATCGAGCGCAGCACCACTGTGGACGCGCACCAGCAGCGCCTGTTCTGCCGCGAGGTTTCAGCACGGCTGGATGCCATTCTGCCCGTGGCGCTGCGTCACCCCACCCTGCAGGATGTGCTGGCGGCGTATGCAGCCCGCACGGGGCTATCGTTCATCACGCCGCCGCGCCCCTATGCATCGGTTCGGGTGCCGTATTTCGGCGCACTGGGTACGGGCTATCAGGCGCTGGATTCGCTGGGGGCCGTCTTCGGCATTGCAGAATACATGTGGCAGACACAGGGTGACGGGCAGATATTTGCCGGTTCGTGGCAGGATTCGCGCTGGCCCGCGCTGGCGGCACACGTGCCGGAGGAAACCTTCGGCCAGGCCGGAGCAAACGGCGGGCAGGTTATGCCTGCCGTTCCGGCCATGCGCCCCGGTGCAGTGCTTAACGGGCGGCGCGTGCAGGCAGTGCGCTTTTTCGGCCATCAGATGGAGGTAACATGCAGGCAGTAATAAAGGCCGCGGTGCTCAAGCTGTTTCCGGAGCTTTCCGGCGGGCTGCATCTGGACAGATACGGTCGCGTGCTGGCCGTGGCGGATGCCCCGCAAACCGGCGCAACGTGCGAACGCTTTCGCCCGCGCTATGCCGTGGATGTGGAAATGTTAACCCCGCAACTGGAGCCGGACCCCGCCTTTCCTGTGTATCCTGCCGTACCGCTGCCCGTTATGGCAGGAGCCGGACAGGAAACAGGCACCTATGCCTTTCCGCAGCCGGGTACGCTGGTGGTGGTCGGCTTTGCCTATGGTCGCCCCGACCATCCCATAATCCGGCAGATGTACCCGCTGGGCACATCGCTGCCCGCAGTGCGGCAGGGCGAATGGCTGGCCCAGACAGCGCCCGACGTGTGGCAACGTGCAGATGCAGACGGCAACTGGCACCGCCGCACACACGCCGCCATTACGGATGATTCGCGCCGTCATACCGTGCACACCGTGGAGCACGCCACCCATGCCGCACGCGAGGCCATACACATTGCAGAAAACGCCCTGCGCCAAGTGGGCGGCAACCATACGCTGGAGGTAGGCGCCGTGCTTACCATGCTGGCAGGCCTGCGCGCCGATCTGGCCACACTGGGCGACCTGAACCTGACAGCGGGCGGCAACTCCACCCGCAGCACCGCAGGCCATGCCGCAGATACCACAGGCGGCAATCATGCACGCACGATAAAAGGCAGCCAGTCCACAAACGTAGGCGGCACCCAGACCACCACAGTGCAGGGTGCGCGCGCAGTACAGGCCGCCAGCCAGCAGACAACCATTGCAGGCAAACGGCAAACACAGATAGGCGCGGACGATACAACCACCGTACAGGGCGCAAGCACGGAAGCAGCCAGCGGCGACAAGCGCATCGAGGCCGCCAACATCACCCTGCAGGCCGCAGGCGCGCTGACGCTGACATCAAGCAAAGGCGGCGGCACAAACCTGTTTACAGAGCTACTGGCCTGCCTGCACGAAATCAAAGCCGCGCTGGACGTGCTGGCCGTGCACACCCATCCGGCCACACCGAAGATAGTAGAAGGCCCAACCGTGGCAGCTCACGCCGCACGACTGGGCACACATAAAGGCAGGATTGAGGGGGTTGTGGGGTAGGAGAACTAATTCCAGTAATTATCTGATTTCCAGGTAAGCTGAAATCCCATTTTTTTCAAAAGATGGTTTGGAAGTGAGTCAAGAAGGCTTTTTAGGTCACTTTTCCACTCACAGGATTTATGCAATGCGGTTAATAGCTCATTCACCACAAAAGCCGTTATAGCAAATCTATTATTAGTAGCCGCAAAAGAAAGCGGAGATACCGCCCTTGGAATCTTGGCCGTCACCCCTGCAACTCGATTCCACAATCGCCCATGATGGGCACAAATGTTCCTGATAAAAACAAGATGATGAAGCCAGTTTGCTAAAATACTCGAAGGATAAGGCGTAAATTTTTTTGCAACAGCTTGCTTGTCATCAACGTCACCTAACTTGTTATACATTAGTGACCACATTCCAAATGTGTTAACTTCTCGCAACATCCAACAAGGAGGCAAAGAGGGAGAATCGTAATTCTGCTGGTAATGGTTAACAAATAGTTCTTTTGAACGTTCAAAGTTCTTCTTGGAAGAAAACAAGAAAGATAGTTGATCATACTCACGCACGAAATGATGCTCATCACAATACCAAAAAGGATTAGCATACTTCCTTGCCATATACTCGTTAAGCACTACGCGAAAAGCAACTTCTATCTCGCCGATATATTGCATAGTAAGCGTTCGCAGCTTCTTATCGAACTCTAACAAGTACGCAATGTCATCAAAGCTGGTGCCTGGCAAAAATAATTTGTCAGGTCCGCTTCTATCTCTTAGGGCTAACGCATAGCCTGCAAATCGATAATAACCATGGAATGCCAAGCAGTGCTTAGCGCGTAAAGAATCATTGACGACAAGCCCTTTGCCCTGAAGATGGGAGAGCAAATCGGAAAGGCTTTGGACTGGCTTTCGGTAGGGATTTTGTGGAGTAAGCATAAAAAAACCCGAAGTTGGGCATCACTGCTAGGCAGGCTAAGCGTTCGGGCGTGTTAAAAGGAACATAGTGGACCCAAAGCATTTAGTCAAGTGCAATGAAGAAGTTTGTTTGACGGTCACCATTACCAGCTAGAGGCACAAGCAACCATATGGGATAGTATAACAAACCGTCAATATAATACAAAAGCCACTTTTTGAAATATTAACTGAACCGCACGAGCAAACGTCCCACCACCACAAACAGCCCTCTGCGTGCTTGTTCTCTGGGCATACCTGTTCTACACATATTCCAATCATATGAACATGTTCAACGGTTAGCGTTCTAAGGCCGCTGAACCTTGTGCCTGTTCATCCTTCATTATCCATGTGAGGTTTGCCATGTTCCACCGTCCGCCGAAATTTATTGCCACGCCTGATGATCCTTTTAGTAAAGACAAATTAGGCAGAGAAGATGAAGTACGTAGACTTGCGCACCTGATGAAAGGCACCCACACGCCGCTAGTAATGACGGTTAGTGCACCGTGGGGTAGCGGCAAGAGTTCCTTCATTAAAATGTGGCAGGCTTTCTTAGAAAGCGATGAAGGCGGATGCCACCCATGCGTCCGGTTTGATGCATGGAAGCATGACTTCAACCAAGACCCGCTACTGTCATTGATGGGGGAAATCGGAGAGTTCGTATCAAAACAAATCGAGGATAAGAGTAAGCAGCAACAGGCACTAACTATTTTTAATAAATGTGCAGCAAAATTGCCCGGGCTGCTGGAAGGAACATCTAGTTTACTAAACTTGGCGGCCTGTGGACTTAGCTTTATCGCACCTCCTGTAGCTGCACTCACTCAAGTTGCCGCTACAGGCACAAAAGCCGCATCGGAATTCGCAAAAGGAGTGCAAGAGTATACCAGTAAAGGGCATGCCACCCTCAAGCAACAGCTAGATGAATTCCGCACAGAGCTTGAAAAATTTGTTTCCATTGTAACAGAAGAAGACGAAGGCAAGCCTTTTTACTTCTTTGTAGATGAATTAGACAGGTGCGAGCCGCTCTACGCCATCAGGCTACTTGAAAGCGTAAAACACTTTTATGATGTGCCAAATATCATATTTGTACTTGCAGTAGATAAAGAGCGCTTAGCAGGCATGGTGCGCAGAAGATACGGCGGAACGTATGATGAAACAGGGTATTTGAAGCGATTTGTAGATATTAATTACACTTTACCACATCCATCACTGCGAAAAGTAATTGAAAATTATATCACGAATGTCGTCGACATTCAAAACACGTGCGTAGGCAAAGACGAAGAGTCAATAAATCAATTTTTAGAATACGCCACATCAATTGCTAAAGCTTTAAAGCTCAAACCGAGAGATGTTGAAAAAGCATTAATGAAGCTCTATCCATCATTAACGTCAGCACAAAAATTCAATATAATAACATCAAAATCTCCAATAACTAATTCTTTGCATACAGTAATATTCATTGGGCCTGCATATTTCGCACTAAACAACAACTTGCTCTATATACCAAAAAACTTTTATCATCCATATTTGATATACTTTTTCTTAGCTGAAAAAATAGACCTCTCAACGCTTGATTTTAAATCTCAAGAAACATCTCATAAAATCTGCGGAACCCTTGGCAATGAATGTTCTGAATACGTCGAAATACTTACCAACATTCTACACAATAACGACAACACGACTCGTATAAATTTATTAGAAGATGATCAGCGCGCGTATAGCAACCGTGACATCTATGGCCTTCTTGCTTCTGCACTTGGGAATTCTCAATTAGGTGCTCAATATTTCAAAAACATGATCCAATGCTATAACACTTTTACAAACATTGAATTTGAAAGTTAATAGCTTGATGGTCTTCATAACTGGACTTCTTGCCTACGCATACCACGAGATGCTTTTGCATCCTTTTTGCGACAATATTATAGCACAGCCATATTCAGTGAATGCTTATCCGTGCCATTTTTGGTCGGGAGTCCGTAAGCCATACAACACCCTTCGGGGGAAAGTTTATGGGCCGTCCTGTTTGACGGTGTTGAAGCTCCCGACCTTTTTCTATCTTTACCTCCTTCTATAGGGTGTTTGAAATAAAGCCCTTCCAGAGTCTGATATATTAGACTAGCCCATCTTGACTTCCCACCCCACTTAAGCCAATACTTTGCCTAGGTGCTCGTAACACCTTTGTCCACAGCGGCTTCCGCTCCCGTAAGAAGTGGTTTTTTTGCGTCCTGTGTATAGCAGCTTTATGGCATAGCTATATCCAGTGAACGCCTATCCGCGCCATTTTTGGTCGGGAGTGCGAAGGCTATATAATACCCGCAAGGGGAAATCCTTCCGCCGTTCTGTGGACGGTTACGAGCTCCCGGCCTTTTTCTATTTCGGAAGGGGTCAATAACTCGTAAATACCACAGAGGAGGTGCCCCATGGCACTGCGTACCCACCCCGAAAGCGACCGCCGCATCCACGGCCCCGCTTGCCCGCTCTCCGGCCCTGCCGCACAGCCGCAGCACTCGGTAGACACCACAACACACGCACAGGCGCTCATTGCCGCTGCCTACTATCTGAACATGGGCAGACAACGCGGCTGCCCCGATCCCCTTTTTGACAACCTGCTCTCCGGCGTTATCGACACCATCACCACCGTTGCAGCAGATCTGCAATCAGGGGGTGCCGCATGAGCACCAACTGCCAATACCTGACCGCAGGCGAAGACGTCCCCACACGCTTATATAATGTAGCAGCCTCGCTGCGTGCCCTCTCCAACCTGATGAAGCTGGAAGACAACCCGCTGGCCCCGCTCATGTGCCTGATAGGCAACGAAGTGGAAGACTGCGCCAGCTGGTCTGAAGAACTGCTGGAATTTGCAGAAGCCCTGCCGGAAGAAGACACACATTCACATCAGGAAGAGGACCTCCACATACCAGATGCCGCACCGGCGTACGCCGCCATCCACACACAGGCCACCACGTGCAAAACAACGGCAGACTAGCGCAACAGCGCCAAAGCCGCCTACATAAGGTGCGCCTACGGCAACAGCACCCAGCAACTAACCAAGGCCACGACAGAAGCAGCCCTGCATCAAGCCCGCCTCACGCAGGCACCTAAGAGCACCCGCAGGCAACAAGTCCATTGCAAAAACTTGCAATTGGTACCACCGCACAAAAAAAGGGCCGGAGAACACTCCGGCCCTTTCCGCATTTTGCGTAAAGTCCCTGCTGCTGCAACCTTTCCAAGCAGCACACCCCCGATTCATCACCACACACACCACACCCGGCGCCGTCCGCAAAAAAACACGCTCCCCTCAAAAAAAATCACTCCTCCGCACCAAACCTTCGCGCTTTTTCTATCGCTTTTGTGCAATCAAAATGGCTTTGCAAACGCCCGTAAAGCAGCGCCTACCGTGCCTTTGCGCGGGGGATGACGTTTTGCACTCTGTGCAAGTTTTTGCAAGATTTTGCCAATCACCAGCACAGGGTAGCAAAATCAGATGCAGGGTAACCAGTTGAAATAGCAGAAAACAGACTGTTTT